AATAACTTATGTTGCTTTAATTCTTCTAGTTTAACTTGTATTTCCATAATGTACCCATAAAATAAAAAAGAGGAGAGGATACTTTATATATCCTATCCTCTCAACTTTTCCTAAGAAATTTTAGGCAAAAGCACGTTCGCCTGTGGAACGAATTGCGGCGATGCCTGCAGCGACCATGCGCTTAGTTGGTGTACCCAAACGGTAGAAAGCAACCTTGTCACCACTTGTATTGATACGAGTGTTCAAGTAGATTGCATTACCTTCATTACGCAACTCATTGATAGTTGCGGATGGGTTTGCAACACCGAATACTGACTGCATTTTGTTTGCGGTCAAAGTGTTGTAAGAACCTTCTTTAGAAAGGTAGGAAAGAACTTTAGATTTTGTAGACATAATATCTCCATGATAAAAACGAGTCGCATTAAAAAGAATTATCTGAGAGGCGCCTCATCTCTCAAATGATGTATAAGTATAACACAATAAAAAAGGTGTGTCAATGCTTTTTAAGGCAAATAACACACCATTGCCTTAATTAAAAGGGAACTTCTTCATCGGGTGTCTGAACTTCTTCAGGTGTAATTGTAGAGGCAAGAATTGTTTCGGTGTTTGCACCCGCATCAACTTTGGTATACAAATCAAGGAATGATGCCTTAGTGTCATCATCAAAACGGTTCAAACAAAGACCAATTGCCTTCATCTTATCACCAAAGATACCGAATGTTTCAACGATATGCACTAAACGGCGGGTTGAAATCACTTCGTCACAACCACCATCGGCGAATGTTTTACGAATCACATCAGCCCATGTAACAAGTTTCTCAGCGAATTCATCATCGGCACGACCGACAGAGGTCAATTCTTTTTCGATAATCTTACGCTCTATCTTAACAGGAGGAAATTCTTGTTCCATTGTTGTACGGAATCTTTCCAAGAAGGCTTCGTTAAGCACGTTAGTAAACATGTAACGACCATCATCAGAACCTTTACCTTTAGTATTGGCAGTAGCGAATACAGTAAAACCAGGTGCAGGTGTAATCAATTCGCCTTTTTTCTTCAGCATGAATGGTTTGCCCTCAAGCACACGTTGCAATGAGGAAAGATTCTGAGCACCATAATCAATTTCGTCAATACACAAAACGGCACCTTGACGAGCAGCAGTGGTCACAGGACCATCACGCCATTCCATATTACCATTAATCAGTACATAGTTACCAAGCAAATCACTTTCATCGGTTTCTGGTGTCATTGATACGCAAACGAATTTACGTTTTGCTTTGGCACATGCCTGTTCAATTGACATTGTTTTACCATTACCAGAATGACCAGTAATAAAAACAGGAAAGAAACGGTGTGCATTTACAATTGCAAGCACATCTACAAAGTTGCCAAATGGCACATAATTTTTATATGATTTTGGAACTAAATCAGAAGATTCCAAATCTGTTTGAACATTCTGAATACGATTATCTGATTTTTCTACATGTTTGGTCATAGGTAATATTTGAGCAGCCATTTCGATTACGGGACTAGCAGTAACACCAAATGCTGGCACTTTGTAAATACCTCTAGTAACTTTGTTTTTCTCATCATTCGTAAACCAGTACGGATGAGCAATATCAATTTTTTCACAAATTTCTGTAATTTCTGTTTTAGTAACTTGGTCTTTACCAGACAATACTAAAGCATTAATAAACATTTCTTTTTTCTGAGCACGATTCATAATATAAAAAACCTCTTCAATTCACAAGATACATATAGTATAACACAACTGGCCTATTTGTCAACCAGCGTGTTGCCGAAAAACAACAGTTTAGACTGCCATTCCTTGAATGAATTTGGATACTAGTACCCGATTCACTTGCTTCTTTTTCGCCATTTTCATAAATGCCGTTTTGAGTTTGTGTGATGTAACGGTACCGTTAATCTCAATTTCTTCCTCTTCCGTTTGCAATTCAGAACCACCCGCAATCAGGTAGAATGAATTATAACCCTTGGTGTTTGAAATCAGGAACTTTTCATCTCTGAACTTTTTAATCAAAGCCTTCTCAGTTTCAAATGCCGAAGCAGGATTATTTTTACGAATTTCATCAATTGTGGTGCCATCTTCAAAATGGTAACGACCACGAATTGCACTTTTTGCCTGGCCGTGTCTTGTAGCAAGAATAAAGAAACCAAACACTTTAGTTTTACCCACAACACGAATCCATTCTAAAGCACAACGCAACAATTCTTCATTGGTGTAATAAGAATATGTTTTGGTACTATCTGGTATAAATGCATATTCAAATTTGTTTTTACGGTCACGAACAACAACATTGTATGTACGCATATCGAAACCATATGCCCAAATATTTTTCTCTATAACACCATCGTAGTTTTTGCGCTCAACTTCAACGTAATGTTGTGAAGAACCATCGGCATCACCATCATGGACAATAACTAAACTTGTCAAGTCAAGGTTATTTGTTGTGCGGAAATTATTCAGAATTGAACCGACTGCAAATACTGCCTGAACCAAAGGTGTGTTAGAAAGATTTTCACTTTCAGGACGACCAATTCGGTTGTATTGACCTCTAGTGTAAACATAACTCTCTTTCAAAAGAATTAAGTTACGCAAACTCTTAGTGAATTCAACATTAGACATTTTTGAATTAATGTATTCACGCAATTGTACATTAGAGAAGGCTAATTCACCGGTTTTTCTTGAGAAACAATTGTCACCATCTTTACGTTCCACAAACCTACTTAATCCACGGTCGATTTGATATGTTTCGGCACAATCAGTAAAACCATATACTGCAAAAGGAATATTCACTTTGCGACAGAACATGGACAGAACCAAAATCTGTTCAATTGAACCTGCCATGTTATCAGACATAGAACCAGAACAATCAAGTAATAGAATCAAACCGTGAGACTTGCCTTTTGGCACCAACATCACCTTACGGAAAATATTGTCATCGAATTTGTAATTGCAAAGTTTGTTAATGTCAATATCACCAGTATCGGACAGTTTAGATTTACTAAACGCCTTGGCAGCTTTACGCATTTCAAACTCTTTGGCAAGTAGACCTACATAACGGTCATTCTTATTTTTGAAATCACTTACCAATTTCTGAACATAAGCATTATCAAAACCACCATCAGTAATTCGTTGAGCATAATAGTTACTCAACAATTCTTGGACACGTTTTGCAGGTGTAAATACGTTCTTAGCATTTACTGTAGGAATATCTAAGTAAAGGTAAGGTTTGCATTTTGCATCAAGCAATGTATTTTCATTTTGACGATACGAATCATCGGTGCGACATTCAGGTGAAAACTGGTCACGGTCTGATTCTACAGATTTTTTGTATCGGTCAAATTCAGGTTCTTTTTCTGAATCATCAGACTTATCATTTTCTGTTTCATCAGAATTAGATGAATCTTCGGTATTTTCTGTTTCATCTTCCGATTTTTCATCAGACGATTTACTGTTTTTACCCTTTTCAGGCTGACCATTTTCACTTTCTTCTTCGTCATAATCGTAATCAGAATCAGAACAATCACCTTCATCATCCATATCAAACATTTCAAAATCACGCATTTGGTTTTCCATTTGCATGTTGAATTGTTCATTTTTGGAGTAATCGTAAATTTCACCAGTCAGAGCAAGAACATCTTCCCATGTTTCAAGGTTTTGCACCTTGGTAACATAGACCATTTCTTCTGTGGTAAATTTAATGTAATCAGCAGTATATTGTGATTTTGTGTAGAGATTCAATCGTTCAATAAAAGACAAATCATTTACATTTTTAAATCTGATACCGAAAAAATCACGGTCAAGCAATTCCTGAAAACCTTTTTTGAAAGATACTTTAAGACCAGGAAACTTACGGGTTACTTTTTTCTCAATACGAGCATCTTCTACAACATTAAGGAAAGATTTAAAATTGTTACCTTTAGTTTCATCGGTAGCAACATCATGCCATCCATCCGCAGGTGTATATAAAGCATGACCAACTTCATGTCCACCTAAATGGTCGTACATAAAACCAGTCATATCTTGCCAAATTGGCAAATACAAAACACGATTAACGGGGTCAAATTTAGCGGTGTGAATTTTTTGATGTTCAACCGTAAGATTCTCACTTGCCATTAGTTTGGTCAAGAGATTTTTTTGTTCAACTGTAAAAGTCATTTGATTTCCTATTGCGATTTATAGGACTATTATAACAGGTCTGGCCAGAAAGTCAACCAGCGTGTTGCGTAAAAACAACAGTAATACTATCGTTTTCAGAATGATGGAGCGGATATCAGGAGTTAAACCTGACTGCCTATTGGGATAGGTTGTCTCGGACTCTCCGCATTATGTTGATATTATAACAGACTTATCGACCAACTTGAGGCAAATATTTATTCTTTGCCTCTTCCCAAGTCAAGAGGATTAAATCGTCATAAAAAAGTGGTTCAGTTGAAACTTTGCCTTTTTTGACAAGTTGTTTAATTCTTGGCTTTGCATGTTTCGTCTTCCATAGATTACTTATGCTCCCAATATCCGTATCAAACAGTTTTGTCATATCTTTGCCGTCATCATCGCCTCGGAGAAACTCACAAGTCTTGTCATATAACGGAGTGAAATAAATGCCACGGGCATGGTCTGTTTTAATTACTTCTTTAGGCACATTCATCTTTGCATATGTGAATGACAATGAACGATTCTTGTGGTCACGCTTAAAAGGTTGACCAGAAGCATTGGTTGCCACATACCATTCAAAATATTTTCGTGTGTGATTTTTACGAAGCCAATGTTCAATGTCTTTTCTTGTTTTTCTGGATGGTTCAAACGATACTGAACCTGCGGTGAATCCCATAGGTTGCCAGTAATCTAAATTGTCATACTGAGATAGACCACCGGCCTTTGTTTTGCCATACAATGATGTTGTTGTTACACCGACAAGTTTATCACCATAAGATTGTTCCCACATTTTCTGTATGTCTGTAGTCAGGCACAACAATGCAAGAAGTTTACCACCAACGTAATTGAAACCTAGTGGTTGTAAAGGCACAATCGTAGAACCGATTGCAGTATGATTAATCATTGAACCTTGAGTTTTCTTCTCTCTTGTCCAACCAATGAATGTGTCTCTTGGTGTCAAATCAAGGAAGTCGGAACTAATACAAATCACACCAAGATACTTCTTAGTAGGTTTGTCTCTTACAATAAAGTTTAAGTTACGACCAATGTTACTGTTGTTCTTCATTGTAGAAGAAAATGTACGAATACAATTCCACAATTCAGGTAAGTCTTTGCCTTTGTTTGTGCAAACTAGTTCAGGTTCAAGTGTGAGATATTCATCAGGGTCAGTTGGATTCCAAAAGTTGGCTTTAATCTCCTGAATTGCACGGCGTTGTCCTTCATCTGCAAGGACTTCTTTATCACCTTCCCACAAATCAACAACTTTAACTGTGGGATACTTTTCTTTAATCTCACACCATTTCTGATATAGAGTATACTCCTTGACGTCCATATGGGAGACATAGGTCAATTCACGGATAGTCCGTTCACGGAGTTCTTCTTCGTTAACATCTTCAATAGACTCAGGTGGGTTAGATTCTAACCACTTTGCCCATTGTGTCTCTACATCATCAATATGTTTTGCCATTATAAAATTTCATTCATTCGTTTTTCAAATTGTTCATAATACCATTCTTCACTCTTAATAGTATTATCTAGGTAATACTGTTTGATATCATTAAACTTCTTATCAACTTCAGGTATCTTACTGTATAGTTCTTCTAAAGAATTGACTCTCTGCCATTCATCTGCAACCAATGTGTTATCTTCATCGTATTGTTTCCATACAAACGGAAAGATTCCACATGCAATTGCTTCATGGTATCTACTTGTAACTGCCTTGTTGTCAAGCCAATTAAAACACAATGTAGTTTTACCTTCCATCAAAATTGGAAGTAGATTATACATTGTGTCAATCTTCATATCAGGTTTAATTGCATTGTACTTGCCTATGAAATATGTTTTGAGTTTGGCATCTTTCTTAATCTGTTTAAAGATTAAATGCCTTTCATCTCCACTTTCCTGATTGTCAATCAACTTTCTCTTATCACAACCCCAATAGATAAAATCATAAGACTGTTCATTGTACAACTTTACAGGTAATGCTCTTGTGATAAAGTGATACTTCATTCCATGAAGACCACCCGGTATATCTGTCTCATCAAATGTTGAGAACTTTCCTATTGTATGCGAATTAAATGTTCTTGTGCGGTAAAGTTCTTCTGTATCAGCACGGTCACTACGAATTATTGCCACATGTTTATTGGCTAGGTGTTTACCGATTTCATTAATGAATTGGTCAGACCTTTCTTTATGCCTTGGGTCAACATACCCTTTAATGTGTTGAAAGAATTCATTTTCACTAGGAATAAGAATTACATCGGCATCAACAATATCATCTAACTTTTTACGATTTGCGGCATTCCATCCAAAATTACAAACACCATAGGTGTGTTGTGGATTTCTTTCCATGTATTTCTTAAACAGATAATAGAAAGAATCCATAATCTGATGTAATGGTTCTTTATAATTGTAACCAGTACGCAGTCGTGCAATCGTTATTTTCATTTTTTACGTCTTACAATTTTCTTAATTAGTTTTTCTTGTTTACGTTTTGCTTGTTGCATGGCAACTGCACCGACATAACTAGTAAACTTAACACCATTCAAGTGGTCAAGTTCATGTAGAAAACATCTTGCAGTAAGACCATCTAATCGTGTTTGTTTTGTTTCACCATTCTCATCTGTGAATTCAACATCAACCCACTTTGGTCGTGGCAAACTCAAAAAGAAAGCAGGAAAGGAAAGACAACCTTCATTCTCTTTTACAATCTCATCGGAGACTGCAAGCACTTTTGGATTGATACATGCCATTTGAAATTGGTCTGTGCCAATAACAAAAACTCTTTCTTTAATCCCACATTGATTGGATGCAAGGCCTAATCCACTATAGAGTTTCATAGTCATCTTCATCCGTTTTACCAAATGTGTCATACTTGAATTAGGTAATGAACCAGTAAACTCTGGAATAGGAACAGACAACATAGGATGTCTGTCATCAAATACCTGTAAAGGGTCGACCTGAGGTTCAGGTTTCTTTAAACCTGCGGCAACTGCCGTATCAATAGTTAAAATATCACTCATCTTTCATTACCCAATCTTCTGAATATGCTTCCGCATCATCTATGTTATTAAATCTGGCCGTGTAGTATACACCAGTTGCACTCTTTACTGTGGCAAAGTATCCATCTTCATCCTTGAATACTCTTGCCTCGGTATTATTGCCAAAAAATTTACTCAACTCTTTCATTTCATTATCCTACTAAAGTTGTTTACCTTTTCAAATCGAACCACATTGGCAAACTTATCTACAAGAATGTCACCTTTATGTGATATGACAAATAAGTTTACACCTTCAAGCATATGAAGAATCTTCATTAGTTCTTCTGTGCCATTAGTATCTAGGCTCGAATCAAACACTTCATCAAGTATCAACAAATTGGTATTGGATGAATTCTTTAACTTGGCAACTGCACGCCATGTTAACATCAATGCCATATCAATTCGTTGTTTCTCACCTTCACTAAAATTGTTGTATGTGAAATCATCACGGTGCCTTGATTTGATTGTTTCTTTGAATGATTCATCAAGGTTGAAGTTCACAAAGAAATCTAATGATGCAAGGTACTTGTTCACCAATTTGTTAATGATTGGCAAGTACTGTTTAATAATCTTTGTTTTGATGCCTGTATCTTTTAATAAACCAGAAGCAACTTCATAGTATGACTTCTCATCAAGTAGAGTTCTGAGACTGTCTTTTAATGCAGTAAGTGTACTTTTAAGAAGTTCTAATTCTTGTTCTTCTTTTTCTGTAGATGCCTTGTTTGTTTTCAATTCTTCAATTAACTTTTCTAACTTAGCAATGTACTTGTTTGTTTCTATAATGGAAGTATTCTTGGTTGCAATCTCAATCTGTAATGATTGAATTCTTCTTTGAATTTCAGTTATCTCATTCAGTTTGGTTTGTTCTTCCAGTAACTTAACTTCTAATTGTGTTAAGCCGTGTTCACATTCTTGCGCCTTTGATTGTAGAGTTTGTAACTCCGTTTCTTTAAACTCGGAGGCAATGGCTTGCCTGCACGTTGGACAATCATCATTGTGTGCAAAGAAACTGATATCCTTACGAAATTTGGATAGATTGCTTTCAATCTGCGATTCAAGTTTTGTAATCTTCTTAACCTTATCCTCAACCAGAGTTTTCTCTGCCACCAAGTTTTGATGTGTTTCGACTTGTGAGGAGAGATTAGCAATTTCTCCATGTAAGGTTTGTATGGCACCTGTATTCCCGTGTATCTCACTAACATATTCCGTCACCTTGTCTTCATTATTTTGTTTCAGACCTTTGATATGTTTATCTTGTAAATCATATCGTTGTTGTGTAAGTTCAATTTCATTCTTCTTTTGAACCATCACATCTTTGTTATTAGTCAACCTATCTCTTAACAGACCATTCATGGTAGAAAAGATTTGAATGTCCAATAAGTCTTCAATGATTGCTCTTCGGTCTGATGCCGATAATTGCATGAAAGGAACGAATGATGCTGAACCAAGAATTACAATTTGTGTAAATGATTTGTAATTCAGTTTTAGAATAAACTTCTCAAGGTATTCTTGGTAGTCTCTTGCAGCTGCATCTTGATTTACTAATTCACCATCACAATAGATTTCAAACTTGTTCGGTTTGATACCACGAATAATTTTGTATGATTTGTTATTGTTATCAAACTCAACTTCAATGACACAATCTTTGCCATTGATTGAATTAAGTAGATTAGGTTTGTTGACATTACGAAAGGCTTTGCCGAACAAACCAAAACATAATGCATCAAGCATTGTTGATTTGCCAGAACCATTCTCACCAACTACGAGTGTGTTGGTGTTGTTGTTCAATTTAATTTCTGTAAAGTAATTCCCGGTTGAAAGTAAATTCTTCCAACGTACATAACGAAAGGTTATCATTCAGTAGTTTCTGTATTCAATGCCTCAATGTAGAGTTCTCTCATTAGAGTTTTCAATTTATCACCCTCAACATTCAAAGTCAAATTATCAATATACTTGGACAGTATGGTCATAGTGTCTTCAGCTTGGTCAATCAATTCTTGGTCGTTCTCAATTACAGTATCAGTAAAATCTTCAACGATAGAAATGTCTGACACACCTGCCTTATAGAGGTTGTCAATCACAGTATCAAAAAGGTATGGATTCTGTTTATTAACAACAATCACCTTCACATATGTTTCTTTTAGTGAAGTGAAATCATATGTCTTCCAAAATTCAAAATTTTGTTCACCGTCATCATAAGATAACTTATGGAACATGCGATATGGATTCTGTATGAATTCAAGTTCACGGGTATTTGTATCAAAGGTATGAAAACCTCTTGCATCATTATAATCAGCCCAAGTCATTTCACCTGGTGTGCCAACATAGTAGATATGTCCATCATTTGATTTATGATGAAAGTGACCAGTCAATACGATATCATACTTGTTTAAAGGTTGTTTGTCAATACCACCGTGGCAAACATTACCTCTATCCATTTCAAACCCATCAATCTCAAAATGCCCAAAACAAATTTGATTTGTGCTGTTCTTTATTCTTGTGAATATTTTGTCTTGGTTGTCTGTACAAAGCCAAGGAACAATATCAATCTCAACATCATCAAATATTACCGAATCAAACTCATTGTAAATTTTAATGTTTTCATATTCTTGTAATAACAGACCTGTAGAATTTACTTCAAGTGTATTCTTAAAGGCAACGTCATGGTTGCCAAGTAACGTGTGAAGTGTAATTTTGTTATCACGGAGTTTGTCAAAGAAATATTTGCGGCACAAGTATAGTGAATTGAAGTTAATAAACTTTCTGCGGTCAAACAAATCTCCAAGCTGAAACACCGTATCAATCTTGTTTTCGATTAGATACGGAAAGAATGTTTCATCGTAGAATTTTTTATAATAACGGTGAAACTCCAAAGAATCACCACGCATGCCGAAATGCGTATCACCTAGAATACATATTTTCATGCTAATTGTTTTTTAAAACTTTCAATCTCATCCTTTAAGGCAAGTTTTTCTTTTTTCAATACCTTAATAACATGTTCACTACCATGTGTCTTTTCGGCATTAGTAACTCTTCCTGCAAGTTCATCGTGTTTCTCTTGTAGGTGGGAAATATGATGTTCGATTTTCTCTCTATTCATTTACACTCCTTATAGTAGAATAACACAAGTTTAAGTATTTGTCAATGGTTCTACAGGCAATTCTTCAATAAACTTTTCTAATCCTTTTGTCTTGCCTTCTTTTTTCTTTTTCTTACTGTCTTCAAAGTTTTGAATGAATTCAGAAATGTTATCGTACATTTGGAACTGTTTCATGTTGCCGTCAGAGTCTTCATACATTTCATATTCATCAAGTATACCAAACTGTTCTGTTGCCTTGTATTTGACATAGAGTTGTTTCTTCTCTTTCATAATACGGCGTAGAAAGGCAAAGTAAATGATTTGGGTAAAGTATGCAAATGGATTCTTTGACTTATCAGGGTCAAAGTTACGGAAGTACATCAAACAGTTTTCGATGCCGTCTGATACCATTTCATCTCGGAAAGAATAAGAGAAGAAGTTAGGTTTGCGAGACAAGTGTTCTGCAATCTTTAGAAAACACTCTCCAATGTAGTTTGGAATCTGTGGGTCTTCTTTACCTTCTTCTTTGGCAGTCACGCACTTTTTCTTGTACTCTACTAGAGCCTCCAGAAAATCGGCGTTGTTCACATAATGTTTTACTTTCTTCTCACTCATATTTGCCTTCTTTAGCTGTTGACAAACGGCTTGACATGTCGTATACTGTCGGTGTTCCGTTTGAAATTAATAATTAATGTAACCTATTACTTCTCTTACGATGAATCATTTCCATCGCTTCTGCCTTAGTCAGAGTTTCTTCATTCTCTTCCTCGGTAAAATCATCATCTTCTTCACTATCATCTAAAGCTTCTTTTAGATTCTCTACCATAGTGTTATCACGCATATCTTTTAACTGTTGAGTGTTAATCATATTACCGTAATATTCAACAAGTGCATCTTTTGGATCCACAATCGTTAATACATCAGACGAATAAATCGTTGCAATGTTATCTTTAATCAACTCAATTGGCAACCATGGTAACATAACCATCATTGTGCCTTGAGCAGTTCTCTTAAAGATAAGATGCATAGGATTGTCTAACATAATCATTTCTGATTCGTTGTCTTCTATAATGCTTGCAATAATATCTTCTCCGCTTTGTAAACGGACTATCTTAACGCCTTGAGTTATATCAGTCATTTTTGAGGTTGATATTGTAGAATTTGTAATTGAATTTTTCATCATCGTATATTTTAACACGTTCCACAAAATGATGCAAGGTGTAATTGGTATATTTGCCTACTCTAAAATCATCTGCGATATCAAATAAAGTTGCTTCTTCTTTGTCATCACCCAATCGTAATCCTCTTCCTATGGATTGTAGATTTCTTATGCGAGACTTTGAAGGAGAAGCAAAAATAATATTATGTAAGTTGCGAATGTTAACACCAGTAGAAAAGGTGCCATAAGAAGCCACAATAATAGCGTCTTTTTCTTTTTCAGTAATTGCACGAACTGATTCCCGAACTTCAACATCGGTGCCACCAAAGACAAAGAATACATGCCTATTCTTTGCATGTTCTTTAATAAGTGCATGTAAATCCTTGCCGTGTTTTTCAACAAACTGAAACAACACAAGTGTATTACCTTTGAGAGACAACACCAAGTTTTTGATAAACTCATTTCTTGGTTTGCTTTTAACTATGTAGTCTATTTCAGATTGATAGTCCCAGTCTCTGGCTTGTTTGCATATTGATTCATCATATTTCAGAATCAAACATTTAATTTTGAATGCCGCAAGTTGTCCTTTTTCCATTAACTCGGCGGTAGATGTTGCCTTGTAAACTGGACCAAACAGACCTTCAAGTACAAGTTTATGTGTTTGTGTACCATCAAGTGTACCTGTTGTACCAATACGGTACTTGGCATTAGTACAACCTGAAAGAATAGTTGTCAACGATTTGGCCTTGAATTGATGTGCTTCATCACCAAGAACAAAGTCAAATTGTTCAAAATAATCTTTGTCGTTTTTATAGATTGATTGCCATGTAGTGATAGTTAGAAACATGTTTGTGTGTTTCTCTTTACCAGAATATTGACGATGGCAGTATTGTTCTGAATCATAACCATAGTCTGCAAAGTCTTTATACATCTGTTCAACTAAAGAAGTTGTAGGTACAATTAACAGACCTTTTCTATTCTCTATTTGCAAATGGCGAATGATGAGATAGATGATTAAAGACTTACCAGACGCAGTAGGAGACAGTAGGAGAATTCGTTTGTTGCGTATTGCATGTACGAATGACTTTAACTGATAATCTCTTACTTCAAGTGGTATATTTAATGTTGAGATGAATTGTTCCGCTTCAGCTAACGAGTAATTCTCTGCAGCTGAAATTTCAGAATCAATTTCTAATGTGTAGTCCCGTTCTTTACAAAATGTTTCAATGTAAGGAACAAGGCCATGATAGATGGTGAAGTTTCTTAGGTCTGCTAACCTAATCTTCCCATCCCATACCCGTGACTTATATGCAGGAGTAAATTGATAACCGGGAACATAAAAGCAAAAGAAATCACTTAGCTCTTGTGCAACATTTCGGTCACACTCAAACTGAATATATGCTTCATTTTTTTTATGTAGAATTAAATCAGACACCTTGAATAAATCTTTCCCAGGCGATAAAGTCACGCAACTGAAATGTGCGAGAATTTAATTCTTTTAATATGCTTGAACACACATCCACAATCTCATCATGTAATACTTTTTGAGCAATGTGTTTGTTGATATCTTCATCACTCTCTAAGTATGTAGTGATATCGGATTTGAGTACAAATGGAAATGGCTGCCAATTGTATTTTTCAAGTTGGTCTTTGTCTAACTTACCTGTGTAATATTCCCATTTTAACTTCTTCATCTTGTTATATTTGAACTCAGATTCTTTCGAAAGCAAACGATGCCTTGAAAGAATATTCAAATATTTACTATGAAGTTGGGGTATGTTGATAAGTGCTTTGCCAGGTTCTGTTCTATCAATAACAGAGTCGGCACGCCACATTTCTAATAAATCGTCAAGTTGTTTCATAAAATAAAAAGCCTCCTATTGATGGAGGATACACTACCAGAACTTGTTTGTCAAGCTCTTTTTAAAATAATTTTTCAATGTCGTAGTAACTGTACCTGAATGTTGCATCAGCACTCATTGTGGTTTCAGGACTATCGGTTGCGCTTAGAATAAATGCCGATACGGATGTTGGAAAACAATCGTAGAATTTAAATTTGTAGTATGGTGTGTTGGATGATGATAACACAGTCAATGATGCATCAGAGTATTGTGGTTTAGGTTTATTGATACCACCTGCAACTCTGTTTAATTGACCTAAACTTTTATATTCATTAAAGTCAAATGGGAATGTCATTGCACGAATCCAGTCATGCATTTCTTTCCATGCTTTTAATTCTTCATCAATCAAAAATGTTACATTCAACAAATCATAGATGGCTTTCTCACCAGGAAGATAAACGTCTACGAATGGGTTGTTTTGTGGAACTTCTGATAATGCGATACCAGGAACACTTACTGATTGACAGAAGTATTGTACACTAGGTGCCCTTGAAAAATTCAATGTGAATTTATTAGGTTGTAGTATATTAGGATTTGTGGGGTTTCTTGTGAGTGCAGTCATATGCTTATTTATAACCAAAAAAAGAGGCACCGAAGTGCCTCTTTGAAATACCCTCTTGTCGGGGTTTCTATTACATAATGTTCTTAACTTTGAACGCACGATAGTAGTTGTTTGTCAACACGGTGCGAGCGCCAGAACCTTGTGTAGTACCTTGTGCAAATGGGTTTGCAACCATACCGTAACGGGTCTTGAAACCAATTTTTGGTTGGAAGGTAGTTGTATCAACTGCACGAACCATTTGTAATGGAACGTATGGGCAGTAGAATAAACCAGCGTCATATGCATTTGTACCTTTGTATCCAACAACTGCAAACTCGGATGTACCGGATGCAACGAAGTATGGATCAATATACACTTTGATACGACCAAACATTGTACCTGCGAAGGTGTTACCTGTATCGTCAACTGTCAAGTTAACTTGTGCTTGCAATGCAGAGTTGTAATCGAGAATACCAGCCATTGCCAATGCAGATGCAACATCTGAAGAGCAAATCAAGATATTACCTTTACCTCTACGAGTTGCTTTTGCAATCGCATTGGCTTCACGTTCAATTTGGAACGCAAGACCTTTAACTTTTTCAACCATCCAACGACCGTTAGAATCTGTATCTAAGTCAAATGTACCGGCAGTTGTAGTACCGATTTGTGCGCCTGTTACAGCAGTACCGTAGATTGTACGAACAACTTCACGGTTAATTTCTGCAAGAATTTCAGCAGAAAGAATGTTGCTCAATTCTGTTTCAGCGTCAAGACCGTGAACTGCTTTCAAGTCTTGTGCAAGTTCCATTGAGTATTCTGCTTTCAACGCACGGGTGTTTGCTGTTACAGTAACTTTCTCAATTGAGAAACCCATTTCTTGGAAAGGATTATCTTCTGCCTGAGCAGTAGTGTGACCTAGACCAGCAGCAGCGTTAGCAACGAATGTGTTTGCCGCAGCAGAACCAACTGCCAATGATGTTTGTGCAGGTGCACCGTTAGTTGTGAACTGTGTGTTTGCTTCATTGAAGAATGCTTCTACACCAGTTGATGGAACACGGTCAGTACCGTACATTGAACGCATTGCGAAAATCAAGCCTGTTGGGCCTGTCATTGGTTGTACACCGCAGATATCGTATGCAATCAAGTTAGGTAATGAACGGCGAACCAAACTGATTAAGATTGGGTCGAAACCTGCAACAGGACCTGTGGCGGTAGAACCACCAGAGAAACCGTTTGTACCAGCAGAGTTTGTTGGCACAGCTTCAGTCATCATTCCTGATTTCTGCATTTCAGTTGCTTGGTTTTCCAAGATAACTGCTGTTACCGCACGTTTGTATGGGTCGGTAATTTTTGGAAGGTCAGCGTGGTCTAATACGCCTTCCCATTTTTTTTGTAATGATTCGGACAAATACATTATTTTATCTCCTAGGGTTTAATTAAAATTTGGTTTTAGAAATTGCTTGAGAGACAGCAGCAACGAATGGGTCATTAATGACTTTCTTTTCTTCTGTTTCTTCAAACTGTTCGTTCAATTGAGCTTCTGTGGCCTTTTTAGTGCCAGAAGGGAAGTAGTTTTCACGGAGAGTTTCAAGCTTGGATTTGTATTCGTCCTCTGTGGAGAATTCAACACTCTCTGCGAGTGTTTTGATTTTTTCAGCTTGAGTAGCAGTGAGTCCTTCACCAATTTCACGAGCGATTTCATTCTTGCGTGATTCAACTAATGCTTTAGCATATGATACACCACGCTCGATTTCTTCATTGAGTTTGCTTTCTAGTTCTTCAACTTTGCCAGCAAGTTCGTCAACGAGGTCGACTTTTTCAGCAGGAACATCAATGTAGTGTTCTGCAAATAAGTTACGCAAACCACCGATGAAGTCTTCTGTCAATTCAGCACGAAGACCTGATTCGATTGCGATTTGGTTTTCTTCCATCCATTGTTCAACAACATATGAAAGATAATCGTCAACCTTTTCTGTAAGGTCAGCTTTAACTGATTCGACTGCTTCTTCAAGCATGCCTGCATACTTAGTTTCAATTTCTTCTTCAATTTGTG